CCCATGCGTTCTTTCATGGAATACGCCATGGTGTACTGGTTCATGTAAGCGCCCAGCTTTCGCATGAACAGCGTGCGCTCGTCCTGTGCCGTGCTCAGACGGGAGAACAGCGACTCGAAAATCTGCTTGCCCTTGCCATGCGTCATCACGTCCAGCAAGTTTTCGATGTTCAGGAACTCGGCGTCGAACTTGGACTTGAACCGGCCGGCAAGCTCTTTCACCAGCGGCAGCGTATCCTTGCGGTACTCGATTGGACTGTCGCCGTCGAATGCCTCCGGGTTTGTCTGGGCAAGATCGGCCAGAATGCTGGCAATTTCCTGCTGGTAATTCTGGTTGCGGACCGCCTTGTACATCTTCTGCTCGCGCCTGGCCATGTGCTCAAGTTGGCGCACGGCGTCGTTCAGGCCGCGCAACTCCTCGATGGTCATGTCCTTGTATGGCTTAACGAAGGTTTCGTCCAGAATCCAGCCAGGCAAATCCGGCAGCGCCGCCGCCAGCCGGTCGGCTTCCTGGTCGATCCAATCGGCCAGCGGGATTTTTTCCTGTGCCGCCATCTGCCGGAAGTTGAACCTGGCCAGCAAGGCATTGAGTTGGACAAGGAACTCGCCGCGCATGTTGCGCTGCACAGACGGTTTTTGCAGATCGTGCATGTGACGAACCACCGCCTTGACTTCATCCTGCGCGTCATACGCAGCCCTGGTCGCATAGATGTTGATGACCTGGTTGCGCTTCTCGGCCGCAGCCTCGGCTAGTTTCCAGGCATTGAGCGCCTTCTGTGCCGCCTTGGCCGCCCGCTCGGCAGCGCTGGCATACAGACTTGGCCGCACATTCGCCACCGTCAGCCTGGCGATGATCTGCGCCGCGTACTCCTTGGCCACCCTCGGCAGGATTTGCCGCATGATCGGCCGCCCTTTGCTGTCCGTGCCGGTCTGCTCTTTCTCGCCCAGCGCCTTGGCAAGTGCGTTGTATTCCGTCGTCACGAACCGCGCCCGCGCATCATTGTAAATTGCCGCTTCGGCAGACCGCTCGATGGCCTCCGGCGTTGCCAGTTCACCATGCCGTTCAAGCATCATCCGGTCGGTCAGTTCGGCAATGGCTTGTCGTGGCGGCGTGGCTTCGGCCAGTTGTCGGGCCATGTCGTCGCCATTCTCGAAGGCAGACGCCCCTGTTTCATCAACGATCAGACCGGCCACAATATCAGGGTGAATGCCATTGTCGTCCGTCATCTTCAATGCTTGCAGCCGGTCCACCACCGCCTCTTCGGCCTGCAACAATTCCGCCAGGGCGCCAATATCCAGCCGCCCGGCGCCCAGCGCCTCGTGGTTGATGACTTGCTCACCGGGCAGCAAATTGTCCGGTTGCCAGGCATTCGAGTATTGGGTATCGCCCGACAGTTCGGACACGAAACGGTCATAAAACTCGGCCAGATCGAGCTTGCCGTGTTCGTCGGCCTGCAAATATCCTTCCCTGGCCAGAGCCTCTGCCATCAGGTTAAGCGGCAGCCCGCCGTCGATGCGCCAGACCGGCTTGCCGAATACGCCAGACTGCGGTTTGTTCTTTGGGTCGATTCCCCATTCGGAAAGCGCCTGATCCTTGCGGATGCCACCCAGCTTGGCAATGGCCACGAACAGGCTGTCCATTGTCGGGTCGAGCACGCCGGGATCGGACTTGCGTGCCAATGGCGGCAGTTTGTCCTCTTTGTCCAGCTTGCGCGTCAAGAACTCCCATGCACGGTAAACCGGCCGCGACATCACCTCGCGCCTGGCTTCCATCTCCACCGCGGAGCGCAGGCTTTTTGCCGTCCGTTGCAGTTTCTTGATCTGCTTGCCCTTGGCGTTGGCCAGCCATTGCATGTCACGCAGGCCTTTGGCGTCCATCTCCTGCATGGCTTCGTTCGTGGCGTTGGCGCCTTGGGCCTGGTATGCGGCGAACTCGGCCGGCGTCATGCCGGATTGCTCGGGATTGGCAAACAGCGGCAGCATTGAGCGTGCCTGCTCGGCCAGAGTGATTTCCTCCTGGCTCGCCACCATGCGGTCGAATACCTCGCGCACCTCGGCCGTGAGCTTGCCGGCCTCCGGGTTTCTTTCCAAAAACGCCTTCAGCGAACGGTAGACGTTCAGCATCCAGGACCGAAGCCGCTGGAATACCGCCTGCAATTCCAGGCTTGGCGCCTTGCCGGAGAACAAATACGCCTCGAACGACTCCGCCGTTCGCTCATGGTGATAACGGCGCTCCTCGAAGTCCATCGAATACCAGGTCCGCAATTGCTCCTCGATTGGCCCTTCAATGCCGTGCCACTTCAGCAGGGTTGAAACGTCATCGAGAATTTGCTGCTCGCCCGGCTTCAGGGTTTCGGTGCCGAATTTCCGGGCCTCATCCATCAGTTGTGCTGCTATGCCAATGTCATTCTCGAAGAAGAAATGGGCGCCCTCATGCAAGAACGTGCTCAGGTCGGCGCCCTTCAACAACGTGATGATGTTTGTCTCGGGATCGAAGCCGCCACGCGGCCCGGTATCCGTCTGATAGAACACGGGAGCCGCCAGCGATTTGCCCTTCTCGACCCATGATTCGACGCCAGCCTTGGCCGTGTCCATGACATCCAGCGGGCGAGTCTCGATTTGGGACAGAAATGCGCCAAGATTGAGAATCGCCTTTTCCGACAAGTTGCCATTGTTGACGATGATCGCGGCCCCGGAGTTGGCCATCGAAATGGCACGGTAGAGTGCATCCATCCTGCCATCCGTCCGCAGCACATCCACCTTGTTGGGGTCCACCGGCACAAAAGCGACTGGCGCATTTTTTGCATCCAGCAAGATGATGCCGGATTCACCGGCTGCGATGCTTTCACTTGCCGCCCTTGCCGTCCCCGGACTGATGATTGCCGGCCCCAGCTTCTCCTCGGCCGTAAATACCCGTTCAACCACCGGCACGACATGCTTGGTCGTCGGTTTTGTGGTCGTTCCGTACTGGTCACCTGCTTGACCAATTGACCCAAATACCCAATCGCGCCCGCCATCCTTGTTTCCGCCAATGGCAAACAGACCATGAGCCGTGATCTCGCTGCCACGGAAAACTTCACCAAGCGCCCGGTTCAAATTGCGATCAGCCGCACTCAATTCCGCCACGCCGCTCGGGTGATTGTGGGCAAACCAGATGTGTGCCGCGCCATTGATGCGGAACGCCTCACCGGCTACCGTGCTCGGGAAGACCGATGTTTGCGAGAGTGCACCTTTGAATGCCCCAACAACCGCCAGCGGTTTGCCGTCTTTGTCGGTGATGAGCGCGTCGAATCGTTCAACAGCGCCGCGCCCGAGATAGGCGAGCGCCTGCGCCGCTTCATCAACAGTAGTTACTTTGTCGGTGCCGAGTTCCCGCGCGTTTTCCTGGACGATTTCCGTCCTGGTTGCGAATCGCCCTTCAACGTCGTCACGCGATAGGGTGGCGGTATCTGATCTTGCGGGATGTCCTTCGGCAGCAGTATCCGTTCCTTGCTGCGCGGGTACACCAAAGAGGTCGAGCGTGTAGTCATTGCGCGGTTCTTTCCTACGTTGATTATAGACATCTGGCTGCGGGATATTTGATTTCGGAAACTCGATGGGCATGTCACGCGGTAAGTCGCTAATCTTGAGCTGCCTGTCGGGTGCCTGTAACACCTGGCCATACTGCTGCCCGCCAACCGACTCGCCCTTCACCCGCATCATGCGCTTGGCAAACAACTCCTCTGGCGTCATGCCCATCGCCGCCGCTCGCACTGAGAAATACCGCGCCATCAGTTCTGCATAGACTTCGTTCACGTCAGGACGGAACCTGCCCACTTCATTCAACTGTCCAAGAATGTCCTGTTTCACTGTTTCACGTGAAACCCGGAAAGCGTCGGCGTCCTCGCGCTGGGCGATCTGCGCTTCCACGTCTGCCTTCAGGGTTTCTCCGTATTCCTTAATGTACTCGTTGACCTCGGCCCTGGTGGGCTCGTTGGGATCGAACTTGATGTAGTCGATCAACTGCCCTGCCATCTCGGTGGGAGCAATCCTGGCCATGTACTCCGGCAGCGGAATGGCAATGTCCGTGTTGCTGATGATCGCCCGATCGAGCTGGTCACGAACGGACGGCGATGCCTCGGCCATTTGTGGCGCCAGGCCAGACTGCATGAGCATCTTGCCACTGACAAACACCGTATCGACTGGACCTTCCTGTGCCGCCTCGGCAACGAATGCCTCGAAACTGTCAGCGTCCCTGGACAGCACCTTGTCGGCCTGAGCCAGTTTGTTCAGCGCCTCCATGATCTTGCCGCGCTGCTCGGCCTCGGCAACTCGCGCCTGGCCAAGATAGACCTCGCGTGCCGCCATTGTGCCAACGTCCACCACGGAACCAGGAATTTCCCCAATCATCTCGGCAATGACGGATGACGCATTGACATCCTGACCAGACAGCACGCTACCGGCCACCTCACCAGCACCGCCGCCAGCCATCTGAATGCCGGTCTGCTTGGCCAGGTTGCCGGCTTCTGTTTTGCCAAGTTTGACGCCAGCCATTCGCGCCGTTGCCGCATCAAAAACGGCGATCGTGCCCGCCTTGATCGTTGCCTTGCGCTTGATTTCCAAGAACTCCGGTGAAGCAATGTACTGCTTCAGCGCCTCGGTGTCATCCAGGCTGATCCCCTTTTTCTCAATGGCGTCAGCGATGCTGTTTGCATATTCCGCCTGGTAGGACGACATGCCAACGATGCCGGACATCATGCCGGGCCCGGCCGCTGCGCCACCAGCCACGATTGCCGGCAAGGCCGGCCCCATCAGGCCAGCGGATTCCAGTGCAATGTTGAGCGCCACTTCGCCCGGAGCGTCGAATAGCGCATCAAGTGATGCGCCAACACCTTGTGCCTCGTAGAACTTCTGCAATGCCGGCGATGGTTGCAGGCTTTCCAGTTCCTTGGCCCTGCGTCGGAACTCAGGGACATTCTCGGCCAGTTGCGCCTGGAACCTCTGTTTCCACTTGGCCAGGGTGTCTTTGCGGTAGTCGGCAAACAGTCCGGCGTATGGCGTTGCCTTGGCAAGTTCCCCATAGCTTTTGAACTCGCCTTTCTCGATCCGGTCGATGATGCCGAGAACGTGCGTCGCCTCCTCGATCTGGGTTGTGTCGAAGCCACGCAGACTTGCAGTGAACCCTCGTTTCAGCGAACGGATGGCCGTTTCAATCTGACTCAGGTTATCCACGTTGTCGGTGCCGATTTTGGCATTCTCCGGGTCGGCCACCCACTTGGCGGTCGTCGGCGCTTCCTGCACCAGCCGCACGGCTTCAGTGTATCGACGGCGCCGCTCGGCTTCGGCGGGGAACTGGTCTACCTGCTCCGGGTCCATCCCAGCCTCGACGGCCCGCTTTTTCAGCTTGGCGTATTGCTCGGGGTTGGTCTTGGCTGCCAGGGCAAAGGCATTGAGAACGGCGTCTTCCTGCTTGAACCGCCGTGTCAGGCCGTCATCCGGTTCTGGCGGCTCGGTAACAGAAAGCGTCTTGGCTTTCTCGCTGTCGCTTTTGGCTTGGAACCCATACCCGCCAAGAATCTCGTCGATGCTGCTCATCGGCCAAGCCCTTGCAGATACATCTCACGGATGCGTTCGTCAGTGACTTGCACGCCTTGCTGAATCAGCCGCTTGGTGATGCGGCTGCGGTCGGCTTCCGGGACGACAATCGATTCGCGCATGTCTACCTCGTAGTATTTGCGCGGCCTGGTGCCGGTCTTCGTTGAAAAGACGCCGCGCTCGGTGTAGTAGCTTTGCACATCGCTGAACTGGCGATTGATGATGGCCTGCTGTTCTTCCCGCGTCAGCTTGCGCTTCTTGATCTGCTGTTCCTCGAAAATTTCCTGATCGACATTCGACTCGATCTTTCCACGCAATGCCTTCTCGGATGCGGTCTTGTTGCCGATACCTTGCTTCAGGAAAGCGCCGTCCAAAAGCCGCTTGTTGATGGCAACGGTATCGGCTTCCTCGGCGAGCCGCTGTTTCTGCCGCAGCAATGAATCCACCTGTGATTGCGTAAACCCACGGCTGCGAAGCGAAATGATCTCGGCCGTGCCGGCGCCGGACAATGCCTGCTCGTCCTGGTAGATCGTGAAATAGGCTTCGTCGCGCCGCTCTTTGCCGCCTTCTGCGTCACCCCCGCGCCCGCGCTCGGCAGCAATTCGCATGGATTCCTGCATGTGGCGCCAATCCACCGGATTCATGGCCGCAATGATGGATGCCGGGATTTTCTGGCCCTTGTTCCAGTGGTCGTAAGCGGTTTCCTTGGCTGCCTTCTCGGCTTCATTGGTGACGGTTTCCTGCTCGCGCTGCCTTGCCCAGAGCCGCGTCACGATTGCGTCTTCCTCTTTGCCGGAATACTTCTCGCGGGCAAGTTTCAGCGCCTCCTCGATGTTGCCGTTGGACAGCGCCATGACGGCTTCAGTGCCTTCCTGCGTCTTGCGCTCAAAGTCGCCAGTCTCGATCAACCGCATGGCCCGTGCCCTGGCGTCGATGGTCATGGTCGCCACGTTTTCGTCATAGTAGGCTTTGGCCAGGTCCATGCGCTCACCGTCCACCATGCCCTTGATTACGCCATCGTGCATTTGCGACAGCGCATCGGCCATCTTGTTGGCCTTGGTTTTGTCATCCCAACCGTAGAACTTGGCCAGCTCACAAACAGTATCGGTGATCGTCTTGCGAGAATCATCCAGGAATTGCGGGTCGCCCCAAAGCAGATTTGACTGCTTGACTGCAATGTCAATCGTGTCGGCCCAGGTGTCTAGACGGTATTGCTTGCTTTCTGCAAGCGCGTGCCCGGCCATGTCAGCATACATCCTGCGCTTGAGTTCGTTCGATGCCGTCTTGAATGCGCGACTTTGCACTTCGTTGCCCAACCCAACCTCGATCAGATCAAGACTTTCCTGCAACTTGTTGCTGTACTCAGTCGGCAGGTCTTGACCGTCAGGGCGTTCTAGCGCATTCTTCCCGCGCAACTGTAGGGCCTCGGTCTTCAGGTCAGTATTGGCCTGCACTGCCTTGTTCCAGGCGTCGTCAATGCGCGTGCGGTTTGCCTCGTCGCGGATTTCGATGGCAACCTTCATGCCCTCGTTGCCGAGTTCCTGCAAACTGGTGCCCACCCCATCGCCGCGCAAAAGCGGCAGGTAGTTCACCTGTTGTGGGGCTTGCGCGACTGCGTTACCAAAATTGCCGATTGGGATTTTCGCCATGGTCAGGTTCCCTGCCACCCACCGCGTTTGTAGTCAATTGCTGATCCAAGAACCGTCTTGCCGGCGCCCATGATGCCGGATGTCATGGCGGCGCTACCCTGTGACCGATAGACGGATGCTTGCGCCTGGCCAGCCTGAATAGCCCGGTTGCCGCTCACCATTGCTGCAAGCACGTCTTCCTCGGCCCGTTGCTGGATGGTCTTCTTCAATTCAAGCGGCGTGCCTTCGCCGAGTTTGACGCCTGCCCCGGCCAATGTCGCCGCCGTTTCCCCATGCTGCGCTTGCGCCGCCCGCCTGATCTTCTTGGCCTGTTGCTTGAATGCGTCAGCCTCGTAAGCGGCAGCATTCGCCGCTTCCTGAGCCTGCGCGTTGTATACGTCCTGCTGTTGTTTGCCCTGAATGATCTGGCCAACCGCGGACAGCGCAGTTGAAATCATCATCATGGCCGTTCCGCTTATGCACATGGATTTAGCTCCTTCACGAAAGTCTGCCCGACGCTACGCATTCCAAGGGCGTCATAAAGTCTGGCCACGCCATCGGTATTGATGCCGGCCGTGATCGGCATTTTGAGTTCGCGGGCACCCATCTTTGTGGCCCAAATTCGCAGGGCAATTACCAGCTTGGAAGCGATAATTCCGTTGCGGGTCTCCGGATCAACGAATACCGCCAGGTCGGTAGCGAATTTTTCATTGGAAAACCAGTATTCAGTCAACATGCCGACGATCCCGCCGACGATGCAGTCGTCCTGCATGGCCACAAAGATGACGCCAGTTGGATTCTCGATCATGCTGGTTAATACCCGGCGCACCTTGGTGTCGTCAAAACTAACATCGCGGTATTCTGGCGACTCGGCGTGAAACATGCGCCCTAGTTCAAGTAGCCGATCAATATCCTCAATAGTTGCTGTGCGTATCATTTAGCCCTCGTTGACGCTGATGTTGCGAACGATAGAAAGTACATGGAACGGGAATGGGTTTGCCTGGCCAATGGTAATCTCGTTGTCGGAATTGCTCCATCCCAACCTCGACTCGCGCGCATCACCAGAAAACAGCACGGGCGCCGCGTCAATCAAGGATGGGGCAATACTACGATTGAGCGCAATCTCATCCCCATTGAGCGTGCAGCCAATGGTCTTGTAAAGCTTGACGATGACTTCATGCACGCTGATGGCATTGCCTTGTATGGTGCCATTGCTGCTCGATACCTCGGGCGGCAGCAGCCGCATCGACGGCGAGAACATCAATCCGACCAGCACGGTATTGGCTGCCCGCTCAATGGTGATTTCGCCACCAGCGACCATGCGCTGCGACAATTGCGCCCCGTCAGCAATCACCTGCACCGTCTTCCCTTCAAGATGATCCAGGCCGGTGATCGTGGTTTGTGCCGGATCAAAACTGAATGCCTTGGCGCAGTCGAGCGTATAGCCCCAACTGAATGAGCTGGTAACTGGCGGTGTTGCAGTCAGGTCGGCCTCCGCGTCCGTTGCCAAAGGGAACCAGTTTGATTGCAATCGTTCGACGTATCGCTTGATTTCACCCCCAATGTTGCGCCTGACAATGAACCAGACTTGCTCCTCATCACCATGCGGAATGACGGCGACCGATTCAAATGCGCCGTCTGTGTCGTGCGGATTCCAGGCAATGATGTCGAGCGACTTATCGAGCGTGCAGGAAACCAGCTTGCCGTTAGCCAGCACCAGCCAGAGCACCGGCTCAGGGATTTGCTGCAATGCCATCTCGACAATGCCTGTCTCCGTCACATGCTCAGCCAGCGTCGTCATATCGTTGGCGCTATACCCATCGTCCTGAAACGAATAGGCGAACGACCGCAGTTTGCGGCCGCCACGCTGGAAGAAAAGCACGTCACGGCCAACTGTAACCGGCCGCACCTGTTGCGATCCATAGCCGGTCTGCATCTTCGCGCTGATGTTTGTCGGCGTGATCGGCTTCTCCACGCCACCCCGAAGCGCGTATTCTCCGCCGAACGACAGCGCCACAAGGTCTTTCGCGGATGCCAGGTAGTTAATCAGGTTCACCTGGTTGTCATTGCCGGCCAGCGTGTAGGAAAGAGCATCGTCGTCATTCGGACCAAGCGTGAAAGCCATTTTACGCCCGACCTTGCTGCCCCATATCGTTTGTGGATTGTGGCGGGAACCGGCAACCATCAAACGCTGATCGTGGAACGTGCCAGTGCGGGGATACCCGAGTTTGTCGGACCAGACATCAGCCAGCAGTTGCCAGCTCAATGCCGGCGCTGAAATGGTTGCCGTCATTGGCCGCACGATCTTGCCAGACATGGTGGTTGCGCTGGTGTAGGTCGTCAGTTCGATCATGCCGTCATTGATCTCGATGAACTTGCCAACATCAGTTGAACGAAACCCGTTGCTGCTCAGAACGCACGTCACAGCCGTTCCAACCGGGTCCATCTCGGGCGACGCCACAGTTGGTTCGGAAGGATCGCACGCCACTTGTGGGCTTGAGTCCAGATTCCAGGTGCCGCTGGCGATGGACGTGTCCGGGAACTCCGTCTTGATCTCCACCGTGACGTGGGTTGAGTCGGTGTAAGCGGTGATGACGGCGACGCCGGTATCGTAAAGGATGAGCCGCCCAACGTCGCCAGCCAACCAGAAAGCCGCGCCTGATGTTGCCGTGCGCCCGGCGCCCACGGTCTTGGCCGATAGCGTCAGGGCAACAGCCGGGTATTCCCCGACTTCTCCAACCGGCAGGGTGATGAACGGCACATCATCCACCAGCCAGGCATTATCAGCCACGCCACGAAGCCGCTGAGGAAAGACATCCTGGTGGAACAACAGCATCTCGTTTTCGTCTTGGGCGTAGTCGATTTCGAGAATCTGGTCTTCGGTATAACCATGCGTGAATTCATACGGCGACGCCCCATCCATAACTGGTGTTCCGTCAGGCAAGAAGACGCGCCCGTATAAGTTGCCAATTTCCAGGATATAGGCCCTGGTTCGATTGACGATATATGGAATGAGGCGCGACATCAGGCTAGCGGATCCACGATCTTAACATCGGCGATGTATTGCAGCCCAGGGCGCTTTTTCGCGCCGCCCAGGCTGAGGGAAATCAAGTTGGACATGTGCGCAAGCGCGTTATTGTAGCGGGAAATGTCCACCCTGCCCTGGCCCTGGGGCGAGAGTTCGCCGCTGCTTGTGCTGGTCTGAATGACTTTGACTTTTGCCATCAGCGCATCCTATTTGCGTACATGGATGAAATGCCCAACTCCTCGGGCGGCGTTTCCTGGCCATTGATGGTCTTCGCTGATTGCAACACGCGCCGCACGATTTCCTCCTCGGTTGCCTGCTTGCTGGTGGACTTGGTGATGGGATAGGTCAATGCAGCCTTCATCACTTCAGTCATGGCCTCGACCAGCAGGGTGTCCCATGTACCAACGACAGCATTGCGCCAGATGTAGGTCAACAAACATTCAGATCCATCCATGAGGATATAGCGCCCCTGAATATCGTATGCTTCGGGCGAATCCTTGAGGCCGACGCGGATTGTCCGTAGCCAATCGGTTGGCAATTGGAACCGACTTGCCCAATCAAACACGGGAGCAGTCGAATCTGGGGAGAGAATTACCTGCTTGGTCGCGCAGTTCCACGGATGAATCCGCAAAACCTTCTCCATCTTGGATTCCCAGAGGTTCGACACAAGCCTGGTCCTGTCATTGTTCTCATTGAAGCTGGCAATCGGCCTGTCACCGAGTTGTAGCAAGGCATTCGAGCATATTTCAACGGCGCTGCTTGTCGGCATGTTTCTCCCCCATCAACAAAAAAGCCCGACCCTTTTCAGAGCCGGGCCTTTGCACGGTACGCGCCCCAAAGTTTAGGGGAACAGGACCGACACTTCAATGCGAATCTGCGCATTCGCGGTCGGCGTGCCGCCGGCCAGCGTCGCGTAGACATAGCAGTCCTGGGTGGTCACATACTCCACGCCATCAGCTACCAAGGCGCCATTATTGATCGCCTGCCGGTTTGCTGCCGTTGCCACATCCAGGTCGTTGTGAATGCCGTCAGCGTCAATCGCCGTCCCGTTCACGTCTCGAATGCCGACATCGAGTACGATTGACGTGCCCATGTCCGCGTGTGACACGAACGAATCGCACAGGAAACGCGAGCCTTTGGGCACCAGCACCGGGCTGGCGATGGTGTCGCCGTTGGCCCAGGTCGCGGTGTCGGGTGAGGTAATGACGATGCACGTCTTTTTCCCGCCGCCCATCTTTGGGATGGTGTTGCGGGTGCGCGCATTTGCAATCGCCGCTTGCTTGGATACTTTTTCAGCCATGATTCAATCTCCTTTAGTCTGGTCGCGTTTACACGAAGTCGATCCGAACGACCTTTTTCTCGTCTTGACGACCGGCGCCGAACGACGCCCCCATCGAGACTTGCCATAGGTCTTTCTTGTCGCCGCGCCGCGTCACGTTGCCTTCGGTGTAGCCTTCGCCCAGGTGAATGCCGGACTTGGCCCACGCGACGGTAGAGTAGACAGTGCTCGCCAGGTCAAGGCGCTGGTATGGAACCCAAGTAAAGCCCATCCACTTCTTTGCCACTGAGCCGTCCTGGATCATTTGCACAGCCATGTAATCGCCGCTGGTCAGCGTGGTATCGGACAGGATGTCAATCAACATCTGGTCGTTGTAGGCCATGCAAAGTTCTTCGCCTTCCTCCTCGTCCGCTTCGTTCGCGCGGAAGATTGAACGGGCCTGGATGATCTTCGCCTTGGTGAATGCCGTTCCGCCGTTTGCGATGATCTGACCAGCCGGCAGCGAATAGGTCGTTGCGCCGTCCTTGCTGGTGATGTCATCAATCGCGGCTCGGTAGATGAGGTCGTCGATCTTGCGATTCTTGCCGGCCATCAGCGCGGACATGTAGTCCCCACCAGTCACCGGATTGACCATCATTTTCGGGATGTCATTGCGGTCCAGCGGCAGCGCTTTGTAAAAATCGCGCATCACGGCCAGTCGAGCACTGTGATTGGGATCGCCCCATTCGGTATTGCCGTGACGAATCACGTTTTCGTCCAGCTCCACGGCTTCCATGCCGTTGATGGTGAAGCCGTCGCCCGTGATGCTGCCACGGTTCTTGACGTGCGGCATGAGCCTGGATTTGGTTTGCTGCGCTTGTGCGACGATGGAATCGTGCCACTGTTGCACGAATGCCTGGGTAATGGATTGCGGCATGATGTTGTCCCCTCAAAAGGTTGATTCGGTTCTATTCAGCCTTTCAGGTTGTCCGGTTTCCCGAGCCTGGTAATTGCGGGCGACCACGGCCTAAATGGTCACTTCCGGGCTTGCAGGTTGTTCGATTCGCCACTTCGAGCCTGTTTCGAGGAGTATAGCCAGCATTACAGACGGAATCCTGACAAAAAAAGAGCCCGCCATTGCGGGCGGGCCAACTCAAGTAGGAGGAGTCCATCAGACTCAAGGGCAGTATAGCAGCCCAATCACATTACTGGAACATTGCCAGTGCGCCGATCTTTGACCGATTTCGTGGCGTAGTAGTCGGCCACTTGCCTCGATACCTTCTGGTGCTCTGGATGCGCCGGGTCTTTGTAGGCTTCGGATTTAAGCAACGATTCAATCGTTGTAGCTGCTGTCTGTGAGGTATCCACGGTGAAGCTAGAATCCTCTTTGATCTCGGCGCCGATCCTGGCCATCATGCGAATCACCTTTGGATCATTCCCATAGGTTTTGATGAAATCGTCGAAGTCTTTGTCCGCATAGGCGCCCAACGCGCGAACGGCAGCGGCCGTTTTCGTTTGATATTCGGCGTCCGTCTTCCATTCCTTCTTGAGCTCCGCCGTGGCTTCCTCTGCGCTCAGGGACACGTTGCCGTTGACCAGGTTGCCGGCCGCCTTGAAGTATTCGCCCATGACGAAATCAAACTGCTTCTGGGTCAGGCCAACGCCCAGCGCACGATCGCGGAATCCTTGGAAGGCCGGATCATCGTCAGCATTCCATGATTCTTTCAGTTCTTCTGGCACGCTAACCTGATATTCCTTCGCGTCCTTCGGCGGGAGATCGCCAGCCACGATGCGCTTTTCCAGCGCCGCGTAGGACTCGCCCCATTTGGCAATGGATGCGTCCTGGTTGATCGAGCCATCCTCATTTTTGACCTGGAACTTCTCGGGAATGGCGCCCGGTGCTTTGCCGGCCGCGCCTTCAAGGACCGTCCCGGTTGCGGCCGTTTCCGCCTGGTCGGTCGTGGTCGTCGTGGTCGTTAAATCAGTGGCCCCAGATGCGCCATCCGGTGCTGCGCCTGATGCGCCACCACCATCCACACCGTCAGCACCAGCCTCATCCATGAGGTAGAATTTAAATCGTGCCATCTTCTCCTGCTCCTTCGTCTACGCGGTCAGCCCGATTGATCCGCTTGATGATGAACTCCAATACCTCGCGGGCGCCATTATTGGCATAGGTCTGAAGTATTGCATCGATCCCGCCGCTCGTCACATGGCCCTTGGCAAATCGCTTGAACAGGTCATCGAGGACTTTGGCGCCCTGTCGGTTGATTGCAAACACATCCTTGTAGTCGTCGTCTGTTGCCTGGGTCATGCCGCCTTCTTGATCCTGTATTTGAACGCCGGCAATTCGGCACTGTAAAAACTGATCCCGTTTCTGCGCCGCTTGCTCTCTTTGAAATGCAGGCCTGTGGTTTCGACCTGCTTGACACGGCGTTTGAATCGACGAAATTCTGATGCAGTCATCCGGCGCCGGCCACCGAAATCGATCACAAAGAGGTTCTCGATACTGGAACCAATGATCGCCTGCTCGATGCTTTCGCCAGCTTCCAGATCGCGCGTCAATCCCCAGGCCACAATAGACGACTGCGAATCCACATCAAGCCCCAGCCCTTCCAGAATCACGCTCATTGCAGCCGCTCCCTGCGCTCGGCGCCACGGCCACGATAGGCCTGACCTGCCGCCGCGTCTTCGTAGACGTTGGCGGTCACCAGCGGCGTCACACCATCATCATCGTATATCGTCATGATGCCGGTCGCTGGGTCTGTGATCGCCTTGTTGCGTTTCAATTTCATGAGGAGCGCGGCGGTCGCATGGGCCCATACTGCATTGGCCACTTGCGTAGCTGTCGGACATGTGCCGCCGCCCGCTTCCAGGATGCTGTAGGTGTCAGCTAGATCGGCAGCGATTGCTGTGATGATGGTATACGAATCGGCCAGGTCTTTAGTGGCGAGCCCGCGAATGATGAAACTGTCATCCAAATCACTGGTCGCTGTCGCCCTGATTGAATATGAGTCTGCGACATCGGCGGCCACGGGGGCACGAATAACGTAGGAATCCGCCAGATCGCTTGTCACGACGCCCGCGCTTTGAATCTCGTAACTATCTGCCAGGTCTCCGCTTATTGCTGCGCGGACATTGTATGAGTCTGCCAAATCCTGCGATGCGGCCGCGCGGATGATATAACTGTCTGCGAAATCCTGTGAAGCGGCAGAGCGAATGATATAGCTATCTGCTAGATCCTGCGAAGCCAGGGCACGAATGGCGTAGCTGTCTGCCAGGTCCCCAACAATAGCGGATCGGATCGCGTAACTGTCGGCGAAATCGCCGTGGATGGCCGCGCGAATCACATACGAATCATCAAGGTCTCCGGTAACGGCCGAGGCACCACCACCCGCCACACTGAACGGAATCCAGAGGTCGTCATCCTCGAAGATTTGCCAGGGGTTCGCCGATACAGATCGGCATTCTTCCTGACTTAAAAACACCCCCGGCAACTCCGCCCATAGCGCAATATACCCGGAAAAATGATAATAGTTTGTCCACTCAAACCCCGCCACCACCGGCTGTCCACCAGTAGCGCCGTATCCATCACCACATCCTGCAGCAGCACCTGCGTTTGTCGCATATAC